ACCATTTATATTTTAGTTCTTTCTCTGTATATGGTATAAGTTCTTGTATGCTCATGTTGTCACCTTGTTTTATTTTTGTTTATTTAATGTCTGTTTCTTATAGTATTACATAGTAGGTGACATATATAATTATTATGCAAATTAATATACAAAAGTCTATACTAGAATAAAGCTTTATCGACGAGGACGGGGGGAGAGTCATTTATAAATGTTTCAGTGATAATGATTAGTGTCTAAATATTTTTTGGCCAATTTTCATCAAGTATATACTCTAGTATAGATATATTTATATATTAGTATATACTTATTGTTTTTTATGGTTAAGATTCAAGAAATTAAGCGTAAGAATGGTACTAAGGTCCATACTATCTATTTGCCTGAAGATATGATTACTGCTTTAGGTTGGACTAGGGGTTCTGAGGTTTCTTGTGATATGAATGAGAATGGTATATACTTGTTTCGGGTGAATTGATGGATATTATTAGTAAAGATGATTTAGCAAATGCGCCAGAGCTTAAAGTAGATATTACACCTTCACTTGTTGATTCAAATCTAAAGTCTATTATTCCGAAACTTGATAATCCTGTTGAGTTGCAACAAGAAGTTACTGCTCAAGTCTATCTATCGCTTCAGAAGCGTATGAATGATGAGATGAAAAAGTTCGGATTCCTTTCTGATACTACACGTCAATGGATTCAACAATTTAATTCTATGTGTGATAGCTTGCAAAAGAATAAGTTTGGTGATAAGAGTGTGCAAATTAATATTCATAAGATCTCGCACTCACAAGTTGCAGCGCATATTCGGAAGTTTGCTAGTCAACCAATCGATATAACTCCAAAGGAAGTCAAGGATGCTGAGGAGGTTTCTGATGCAGACTCTTAATGTTGAGAATATTTGGGTTCCTACACCTAATGTGACTCAAGAAATGATTATAGCCACCCTAATTAAGTTTGATAAGTGGGATGAAGTTGTTAAATATAATTGGCTAGAATCAGATAATGAAGTTCAACAGAAGTATGCTTACTCTCTTTTGCTTGATCCGACCATTTACATGTACGCTTTCTTTAAAGATTTTCAGGATGCAACCAAACCATTAAGATTATATCCTTATCAAGACTTTATTATTAATGATCCGTCAAAGCGAATTATTTTTGCTGCTTCGAACCAGATTGGTAAATCTATTACTCTGGTTTGTAAAGCTGTAGATTTTGCTTTGAAGAATCCTGGTAAGACTGTTGTTATGGTTTCTAAGACTTTACCGCAGTCTAAGGACTTGTTACGTCAGATTAAACAGTTATTGTTTAATTCTACTTTAGAGTATAAAGCTGATATTGGGGATTCTATGACTAAGACTGAAGTCTATTTTAAACATTATGATGATTTAGGTAATGAGTTACCACAATCCAGGATTATTTGTGTTCCTGCTACTGAAGCTGCTTTAGGTTATGCTGCTGATCTGATGCTTATAGATGAGTTAGCTTTCTACGAGGATGGTCGTTACTTCTATTTTCAGATTGCTCAACCACGTACTTATACGACTAAAGGCCAGATTATTGTTTTTTCTAATCCAAATGGTGAGCAAGGGGTCTATTGGGAGTTGTGGAATGATAAATATTTTAAGAGA